GCATGCCAAATAATCTCATAAGAGCTAAGTTTGATACAGGTAATTCAGCCTCAGCAACTATGCTACATGTAGATGAATTAGAGGTTGATGGTGATATTGCTAAATGGAAGAAGAATGGATTAAAGTTTGAAAGTGAGATTGTAGATATATCAGAACCTAAAAGAGGTAAGAAAGATTTTGATACAAGACCCGTAATAGAACACGGAATTACGTTTAATAATAGAAAATATGTTATAGAATTAGGATTAACTGAGAAAGATACAGCATCTGAAATGTTAGTTAACCGTAAAACTATGACTAAATTAAGAGTTTCAGTACATCCGAACCGTAAATTTGTAGTATCAGACTATGCAGGTAAGGATGACGATTACACTAAAGACTAAAAAAGTATAAATAATAATGATTGAAAATAACCGTATTATGGAACATATTAACTAACTCAATAAAAATTAGAGGATAAAGCGATGGCATTTCAAGTATCACCAGGCGTTCAGATTAAAGAAATCGACGCCACAAACGTGATTCCTGCCGTATCATCATCAATTGGTGGTTTTGCAGGTTCATTTAATTGGGGTCCTACTGAAGAAGTTTGTCTAGTTGGTTCTGAAAACGAACTACTAGAAAAATTCGGCACACCGGACGCTAATACTGCTAAATTCTTTCTAAGCGCAGCTGCATTTTTAAAATATGGCAACGCACTGAAAGTAGTTCGTGTATCATCTGGGCATTTAAATGCAACAGCTGATGGTTCCGGACAATTAGTAAAAAATTCTGAGGATTATAATAATAATTACTCAGGTGGTTCTCTAAGTAAAGGTAATTGGGTTGCTAAATACCCTGGCGTATTGGGAAATAGTCTCAAAGTATCAATGGTGACTGCTGGTGTTTCTACCAGTAATTACAATGCATGGGCGTTCAAAGGAGAATTCGATGAACAACCAGGTACTTCAGACTTTGCAAAAGACTTAGGCAAAACATCAGCTGCTGATGAACTTCACGTAGCTGTTATTGACGAAGATGGAGCAATTTCCGGTACACCAAATACTGTGTTAGAAAAATTTGCATTTGTATCACAAGCTTCAGACGTTAAAAACTCTGACGGTACATCAAATTTCTACAAAGATGTGATTAACGCACAATCTGAGTGGATATATTGGGCAGACCACGATACATCTCTAACTGACGCAGGGGAAACAGTAGCTTCTCAATCCGGCGCTATGACAACCAATACAGCTGTTCTTGATAGTTCATTGGCTGGTGGAACAGACGACAACGCTCCGACTGTAGGAGAGATTGCATTAGGATATGATTTATTCGAAGATGCTGAAACAGTAGATGTAAACTTATTATTTGCAGTACCTGACGCTAATGGCGCCAATACTATAGCAAATGATTTAATATCTATTGCAACAGCTAGAAAAGATTGTATGGCTTTTGTATCTCCACCTATAGAAGATAGTGTTGGAGCATCTGCACCGTCAACCGATGTATTAGCATTTGCTAATTCATTAACATCAAGTTCTTACGCATCATGTGACTCAGGCGCAGTATACGTATACGACAAATACAACGACGTATATAGATATATTGGAGCTGCAGGTCATATTGCTGGTTTATGTGCTAATGCTGATAACGTAGCTGATGCATGGTTCTCACCTGCTGGTGTTAACCGTGGACAATTACTAGGCATTACAAAACTAGCTTACAATCCTACAAAGGCACAAAGAGATGAGCTTTATAAAGGAAGAGTTAATCCTATAGTATCTTTCCCAGGACAGGGAACTATGTTATTTGGTGACAAAACTTTATTAAGCAGACCTTCAGCTTTTGATAGAATCAATGTAAGAAGATTGTTTATCGTATTAGAGAAAGCAATTGCAACAGCAGCTAAGGCACAATTATTCGAATTCAACGATGAATTCACAAGAGCTCAATTTAAAAACTTAGTTGAGCCGTTCTTAAGGGACGTTAAAGGAAGAAGAGGTATTACAGACTCATTGGTAGTTTGTGATGGAACTAATAACACAAGTCAAGTAATTGATTCTAATAGATTCGTAGCTGATATCTTTATCAAGCCTGCAAGGTCTATTAACTTTATTACATTGAACTTTATAGCAACACGTACTGGGGTTGAATTCTCAGAAATAAGTGGACAATAGGAGAGGTAAGACATGGCTATTTTAGGAATAGATGATTTTAAATCAAAGCTTACTGGTGGAGGTGCTAGAAGTACCTTATACAAAGCTACTGTAAACTATCCATCATTTGTTGGTGGCGACGTTGAGCTAACATCATTTTTAATTAAGGCATCACAATTGCCTGATTCAACATTGGAAGAACTACCAGTTCCTTTCAGAGGTAGAATATTAAAGATGGCAGGTTCAAGAACTTTCAGTGACTGGACAACTACAATCATTAATGATACTGATTTCAGAATCAGAAATGATATTGAAAAATGGTCAAATGGTATTAACGAACACAGTGCAAATACTGGGTTTACAAATACAAATGATTATTTTGCTGACATGGTTATAGAACAATTAGACAGAGATGGTTCTGTTTTAAAGAGATATGACTTTAGAGGTTGTTGGCCAAAAACAGTCGCTTCCATTCCAGTAGGATATGAATCTGAAGGAATTGAAGAGTTTGAATGTACATGGGCTGTACAGTATTGGGAATCCGATACCACTTCGTAAGTATAAATACTATTATGGGGAGGGCAACCTCCCCCTAATTTTAAGGATATAATGGCAGAAGATAATAAAAATAATGGAATCTCGATGTTTGGATTCGAGATTACTCGTAAAAAAGATAGAAAACCTGAAAGACCTTCCTTCGTTACTAAAACGGATGAGGATGGCGCAGGTGTTATCCAAGCGGGTGGACACTTTGGAGCATATTTAGATGTAGATGGCGATAAAGCCAAGACCGACATTGATATGATGCTCAAATATAGAGACATCGCATCTCAACCAGAATGTGATGCCGCTATTGAAGATATAGTAAATGAAGCTATTGTGGGAGACCATGATGAAGCTCCAATAAATATCAAGTTAGATGAACTTGATATATCAGATAAAATAAAAGAAATGATTAGACATGAGTTTGATAGCATATTAAGTATGTTAAACTTTGGACAATACGCTCATGACATATTTAGAAGATGGTATATCGATGGAAGATTACCTTATCACATTATTATCGATAGAGATAATCAAAAGGGTGGAATAAAGGAATTAAGATATATTGACCCAACTAAATTAAGAAAAGTAAAAGAAGTAGAAGAAGAAACAGATCAAAAAACTGGTGCAAAGATTGTTAAAAGAGTAGAAGAATACTTTATGTATCAAGACAATCAAATGGGTAAATACAATCAGGGATTAAAGATATATCCTGATGCAATTGCATACTGTACATCAGGTGTAATGGACCCACAAAGAAAAAGAATACTTTCATATTTACAAAAGGCTTTAAAGCCTGTAAATCAATTAAGAATGATGGAAGACTCATTGGTAATTTATAGAATATCAAGAGCTCCAGAAAGAAGAATATTTTATATTGATGTAGGTAATTTACCAAAAGGTAAAGCGGAAGATTACTTACGTGGTATAATGCAACAGTATAGAAATAAATTGGTATATGACGCCAAAACTGGTGATATCAAAGATGATAAAAAACATATGTCAATGTTGGAAGACTTTTTCCTACCAAGAAGAGAAGGTGGAAGAGGTACTGAAATATCAACATTACCTGGTGGAGAAAACCTAGGTCAGATAGATGATATTTTATATTTCCAAAAGAAACTATACAGAGCTTTAAATGTTCCTTTAAATAGATTAGAACAAGAAGCTCAATTTAGTCTTGGTAGAACAACTGAGATAACAAGAGATGAAATTAAATTTAAGAAATTTATTGATAGATTAAGGAAGAGATTCTCAGATTTATTCATGCAATTACTTAAAACTCAATTGTTATTGAAGGGTGTTATTACCAGAGATGATTGGAATAGCTGGAAAAATGGTATAGTATTTGATTATATTGAAGATAACTATTTTTCAGAGTTAAAACAATCTGAAATGATTAGAGAAAGGTTTGAAATGTTGAGTTCCCTCGATGAGTATATGGGTACTTTCATATCCAAAGAATGGGTAAGAAAGAACGTATTACGATTCAGTGAAGAAGAAATTGAAGACATTAACAAACAAATCGATGCTGAGGAGAAAGCTGGAGAGCTGGATATGCCAGATCCAGATGACCCAAGATTCGGTTAAGTTAAGATAAGAATTTTTATAAATAATAACGAGGTAAAATATAATGAGCGTTGAAGAATTAGTAAAAAATTTAAAAGATGGTGACAATGTCGCCGCTGGAAAGGCCTACGATTCCGTTATGGCGGAAAAGTTAAAGGCAGTAATAGATGCTAAAAAAATAGAATTAGCACCTACAATGGTTGGTATACAACCAGTTGAGCCTGAAGTAGAGCCAGCTCCGGTAGAAGAACCAGGAGAAATAGCTCAAGATGAGATTAATAACTGAGTTTGTAGACCACGATCTAGATATCATATGCGAAGCCAATAAGAATACTGGCGAGAAGCAATATGCTATTGAA